CCTCAATCGCGTTGGCGCATTGAGTGCAGAAGAAATCCGAGTAGCAGAGGACATAATCCGATGAAGGTATTAACACCATTCACAATCACAGCGGCCGATTCAGAAGAACGCACTATCACTGGCCAAATTGTGCAATTCGATACGCCAGCAAACGCATCAACAGGCAAAGTCTTGTTTAAGTCTGGGTCATTGATTCCAGCATCGGTGAAGCTAAATCTGGAACACGATTCAAAGCGACCAATTGGAAAAACGCTATCAATGGAGCTTGCACCAGATGGCAAGTCAATCAATGCGACATTTAAGATTTCAAAGACAACAGCAGGCTCAGATGCAATCCAAGAAGCTATGGATGGATTGCGCGACGGATTCTCAGTTGAAGCAAATGTTTCAGATCATGGATTTAACGAGGACGGCACAATGGTCGTCAATTCAGCGACTTTGGTCGGCGTCGCACTAACACACAACCCAGCATTCGATGAAGCTCGCGTCAGTCATGTCGCAGCGACTACCGAAGTCATACCAGAAGAAACACCAACCGAAGGAGACGCAGTGGATACCACTACCGAAAAAACAGAAGCACCAGCCGTTGAATCGGTAGAGGCTTCAGCCAACGTCGTGCATGCTAACAAGCCAGCACCTTATTTCACATCACCAAGATCACCAATTGTAAATCTTGGTTCATGGATGGAACACTCAATCAAGGCAAAGTTAAATCCAATGTCAGATTCTGCAATTTACGTTGCAGCAGCTAACGACGACCTTGGAACAACTAACCCAGCTTTTAACCCAACACGTCAACTCGCAGAAGTTGTCAATGCACTCAGCAACGGAACACGCGGAGCAATTGATGCAATTAGCCGTGGAACACTTCCGGACGCTGGACTTCAATTTGAGATTCCAAAAATTACTCAGATTGCAGAAGTTGATCCAGTTGCAGAAGGCGGCGCAGTAACAAACACAGGAATTGAGTCAGCTTATATTTCTGTTCCAATCACACGCTTTGCAGGCCGTAACATTCTGACAACAGAAATCATCGACCGCAGCTCACCAGATTTCTTTAATGAGCTTGTTCGAATCATGGGTTCATCCATGGCATTCGCTCAGAACAAGTACGTTGCAAATCAAATCAAGACAGATTCCAACAGAGTTGCGGGAACTTACGCTAATACGGCAGCAGGGTTGATTGGTTACGTCAGTGACGCAAATGTGGCTGTTTATTCAGGCACTCAACGCTTTGCACGCAACATCTTGGTATCACCAGCACAATGGCAAAACATTATGGGATATAACGATAATGGCACACCGCTATTTCAAGCTTATTTTCCACAAAATCAAGTTGGTCAAGTCAATGGACAGTCACAGCGCGGCCTAGTCATGGGCTTAAATTTCTACGTTGATAACTCTGGTGAATTTACTGGAGCAGCCGATGATTCAATGGTTGTTCTTGAGCCAGATGCATTTACTTGGTATGAAAGCGGAAACTTCCGTCTTGATGTTAATAAGCCATCTGACGGAACAGTTGAAATCTCACTAAATTCTTACGGCGCATGTGCAACAAAGGTTGCCAATGGCGGACAGATGAACAACGTTTAACCAATAACAAATCATCGGCCACAGCCGCTCCCGGATGTGGTCGAGCAGTAGAAGGGAACGGAAATGCCACAAATAGTCACAGCCGCAGAACTGCGCCAAATTCTTGGCGTTTCCGTCTCTCTCTATTCCAACGAATACCTTGAGCAGATGATTGACAGCGCAGAGCTGACGATTCTGCCATTGCTAACTGGATACCAATCAGCAGTCACAGAGGTCTTTGTAGAAAATTCAATTGCCTATTATGGAACTCAGCGCGTCAATTATTTTGTGCCGGGCCAAGATGTTGTCATTACCGGATGCGGCATCTACGATGCAACTGTCACAGTCACCGATGATCGGATTGCACCCTTTGTCTTTACGTCAGCAACGGGCGAAGCTGACAGCACCTACACGATCCCAATCATTCCGAGCGGGCTTGCGTGTATTGATGGGGCAACTGCCGGCGACTTATATTCCGGCGTTGCTCCCATTAAGTCAGCCATTCTTGTTGTATCCGTAGAAGTATTCCAAAGCGTTACAGCTCCGGGTAATCAGATTATGAGCGATGCATTTCAGCCGTCACCATTTGTCCTTGGTCGCAGCTTGACAAGCCGAATCGTGGGCTTGCTTGGTCCATTTTTAGAAGTCGAAACGATGTGTTTATGACAATCGAAGCCGACATCCGCACACCATTACAAGCTACTCTTTCAACTATTGCCGCCAACGTCTATAACGGCATTCCAGAAGCAATGACTAGCCCATCAATTATTCTTGTGCCAGATTCTCCATACTTTGAAAGCACGCTCATTAACGGATCAATCACAAAAGTTAAAATTAATTTCTTGGTTACTGGTGTTGTCGGATACTCAAGCAATGCCGCAGCTCTTACAAATCTTGAAGATTTAATGATTGCAATTATTTCTACCATGCCGGCTGGATATGTCGTCGGCGATGTCAGCTCCCCTACACCTTTGGAAGTCGGCACAGGAAAATTCTTGACAGCTGATTTACAAGTAAGCACCTACTACACCGACTAAGGAGAAAACAAATGCCAACAACTATTATCACGGGTAGAGATGTGACTTTCACTCTTGATTCAGATAATTTTGACGCACAATCAACAGCAGCAACACTTTCAGCCGAAACAATTATCGAGACATATCAAACACTTGATGGCCGCGCTTACAAATCGGTAGATCAGCAGTGGACATTTACTATCGAGCTTTTGCAAGACTGGGGCGCAGCATCATCATTATTTGAAGCAATGTGGGATTATACCGAGACAGGCGCAAACACAACATTGCCTGTCGCATTCACAGCAGTTACAGGTGCAGTTTTTGCATTTGATGTATTGCCAATATGGCCAACAGCAGGTGGAGCAGCTCCAGGTGCATTGACAGACACATGGGCCATGACAGTCGTTGGAACCCCAACGGAAACATTCAGCTAAAGAAAAGAATCGGGAGCGAAATGAAACTACCAATCACAATTGAATACACGTCGGGTGACAGTGCAACACATGTTGCATTGCCGCCTGAGTGGATGAAATGGGAACAAAAGACAGGTAACACGATTCAGCAAGTTCAAGAAAAACTTGGCATAGCTGATTTGATGTTTTTGGCCTATCACGCAATGAAACGCGAAGCAGGTGGCAAGCCTGTAAAGGCTTTTGAAGTATGGTGCGAGACAGTTACCGACATTTCGGTGGGAGAGACTGATAGCCCAAAAGCTATAAGCACGGAAGTTTAAGTCGGGTCATTTGGGAGTTAGCAATAGCAACTGGATTGCCTAGATCAGAATTTGAGACTTTTGACGATATAACAACGGCGATTGAGATTTTGGAGAAGCGAAATGGCGTTTAAAGCCACAAAGGGTCAAGGCTCATTTCGCATTGAAGTAGAGCCCTATGAGCTAAAGAATTTGATTTCTACATTAAATAAATTAGACAAGGAAACTCAAGGCCGGGTCAGAGATGCAGCCCAACCACTATCTAAAAGACTGGCCGGACAGCTTATGATGTTTGGTGGAAGCTCCCCAACTCCGCAAACAAAATTAGTCCTTCAATCAATGCTTACTCCTAGAGATAGATTGATTCGTGTTGATTTAGGCGGTCCAAAAAAAGTCGGCAGGCCATACGGCGGCACACCAAGCAAAAGTGGAAAAGGCAAAAATGTAGGGCGTAGTGCAGCTTCAGCTGGTGCATTGTTATGGGGTTCAGAATATGGATCACACGCTGGTGTGGATACAGCTGGTCGCAAATACACTAACAGATTTAAAGCTCCCGCAAATAAATCAGGATACTGGATTAACAATGCCGTTGATTATTACACGCCTATTGTTGCAAAAGAATACATTGCGGTTGTTAAAGGAATTATCAATGATTTGAGGCTAAAATAATGGCTGGAATTCCAAAAGTAAAGATTACATTCGATGCTGATTTTGATGAATTAAAAAAAGGTATTGCTGGTGGTCAAAAAGAAATTGAAAGCTTTGGTTCTAGAGTTTCTGATTTTGGTAAGAAAGCCGGTTTAGCGTTTGCGGTTGCCGGTGCAGCCGCCGCCGCTTATGCTGGCAAGCTTCTAATTGACGGCGTTAAATCAGCTATCGCCGACGAAGCTGCACAGGCTAAATTGGCAACAACATTACAAAATGTTACTGGTGCTACCACAGCTCAAATTGCAGCTGTCGAAAAACAAATTCTGAAAACTTCTTTATTAACTGGTAAAACTGATGATGAGCTTCGTCCAAGTTTTGAAAGATTATTGAGATCAACAAAAGATATTTCAGAGGCTCAAAGACTGCAAGCATTAGCATTAGATATTGCAGCGGGTGGCACAGTGAGTTTAGAAGCGGCATCAAATGCACTAGCAAAAGGTTATGACGGAAATCTGTCTGCACTTAAAAAATTGGGCGGCGGTGTTTCTGAGAGTATTTTAAAATCAAAAGATTTTGATGAAGCCACAAAAGCTTTATCAATTACCTTTAAAGATCAGGCTGCCGTGTATGCCGACACTTTTGCAGGCAAAATGGCGCGATTAAATGTCGCATTTGGTGAAGCAAAAGAAACTGTCGGATCATACGTTCTTGATGCCCTAACACCTTTGGTTGAAAATTTGGTTGAAACTGTAATACCTGCAATAAGCGGTTTAGCAGACACTTTAGGCAAAACACTTGGTCCAGCATTTGCAGCACTTTTTGAATTTATTCAAACTAGCTTTGTGCCACTTTTAAGCAAGATTTTGACACCAATTTTGACTGGATTAAAAATTGGATTCAATTTTATTAAAGATGCCATTATTGAAAATAAAGATGAATTCAAGTCATTTTTTGAAGTAGTCAAAGTGGCTGCTCCAATTATTGCAAGTGTTATGGGCGCAGCTTTTCAAGTCATTGGTAAAATTGCCAGTGTTGTTTTAGATGTAATTGCCGGAGTTTTGGCAGCGATAAAGCCATTACTTAACACGGCAATTGATGGTATAAACCTTGTCATTCGAGGATTGAATTTAATCAATTTTGGCAAAGACATTCCTTATCTTGGAAAAATTGGGCAAAGTGGCGGAAGTTTTGCATCAAGTGGCACACCTGGCGCAATTTCAAATGGCGGCAGCGGAAGCGGAAGCGGAAGCGGAAGCGGCAGCGGAAGCGGAAGCGGAAGCGGAAGCGGAAGCGGAAGCGGAAGCGGCAACAGTGCAAATTTGAATGGTTCAATGGGCGGCGGTTTTCTTGGAAATAATGATGCTCAGAATTGGGCTCGTATTTCA